AACAGTAATATAAAAAATTCTACGGGTGATTTTCATATTCGTAGTGATTCACTCGCACTCAAAACAGCAGATAATAGTGAGAGATATCTTAAAGCTACTAAGAATGAAGATGTAAAATTATATTATAATGGCAATGAGAAATTTGCCACCACTGCTGAAGGTGTCGATATCACTGGACGCACAGAAACCGATCTCTTAAATGTTTCTGGTGTATCAACATTTGCTGGTCTTATTGATGCCAATGCTCGCCTTGACGTAGTTGGTGGTGCTAATTTAGATCAATTAAATGTTGCTGGTATTGCTACACTTGGTGCGGTTGATATTAATGGAATAATAGACATTGATGGCCAGTTAGATGTAGATGAGTTAGTTGTTGCCGGTGTTTCCACCTTCAATTCTGCTGTTGATATTAATGCTGGATTGGATGTTGATGGTCAATTAGATGCAGATGAACTTGTTGTTGCCGGTGTTGCAACCTTTAGTTCTGCTGTTGACATTAATGCCGGATTAGATGTAGATGGTCAAACTGATTTAGATGAACTAATTGTTGCCGGTGTATCCACCTTTAGTTCTGTTGTTGATATTAATGCAGGATTAGATGTAGATGGAGATACTCAATTAGATGATCTAAATGTTGCCGGTGTTGCCACATTCAGTTCTAATGTAAATGTAAGTGGTGCTTCTACATTTACGGGATTAATGGATGCTAATGGTGGCATCAATGCTACTACCGTAAGGGTAGAAGATCTAACAGAAAATCGTATTGTTATTGTTGGTGGTGCTGGAACTGCAAGTCAAACTCAGTCTGGTGTAGCACTTACCTCTGTTTCCGATGATGGTTTAAATCTGACTACTGGAACTAATGCCGACATCTCAATGATCGGTAATCACCCAGCTGGTCCTACTTATGCTAGCGCAGAGAACAGGAACCCATCTGTTTCTTGGGATTTTAATGTACCTACTTTACCAACAGGTGTAACAATCGGTTCTTACTCAGTTCTTTTAGAAGATTTGAGAGCAGTTGATGGTAATGGTGATGCATTAGTACATTGGAGTGTATCGGGCATTGCTGCTACTATTACCAGTCTTCCTGCTAATGCTACTGCCAACGATATTACCAATGCCAGTGCAACCATCAATAATAATTTCAACATGACGGCCTTCGGGCAAGGTGTAGGTAGTGCTGGTGTTAGTATTGTTGGATACTCTGGTCCTCAACCTGCAACAAATGAGAATCATATTTATAGATTGAGTGTTACAGCACAACTATCTGGAGGTAGCACCGGGACTCTTACTCAAGGTATTGAGTTTAACTTCAACACAGCAAATACTTTAACCGGAGCTCCAACGCCAACCACTGCTGCTGCCAATAACCTTGCTTTCGTCTACAATCTTGCTGGTAGTGGTGAGTTAGAAGATGATGCCAACTTAACCTTTGATGGTTCTACGCTATCTGTTGGTGTAGCATTAGATGTTGATGGTGATACTCAAGTAGATGACCTCAATGTTGCCGGTGTTGCCACATTCTCATCACTTGTTGATGCAAACAATCGTCTTGATGTTGTCGGTGGCGCAAATCTAGACCAACTCAATGTTGTCGGTATTGCCACATTTACTACTATTGATGCTAATGGTGGTTTAGATATTGATGGGCAATTGGATGTTGATGAACTGGTTGTTGCCGGTGTTTCTACATTCTTGAATGCTGTAGATATCAATAGCACTCTTGATGTTGATGGTGATACTCAAGTAGATGATCTCAACGTTGCCGGTGTCGCGACCTTCAGTTCTTTAATAGATGCCAATAACAGATTAGATGTTGTTGGTGGTGCAAATTTAGATCAATTAAATGTTGCTGGAGTATCAACCTTTGGCAATGTTTCTACTTTCAATGATGATGTGAGAATTACTGCGGGTGGATTAGATGTTGTTGGAGTGGCAACATTCTCTACCAATGTAAATGTTACAGGAACACTTGATGCCGGACTTATCGATGGAGGAACCTACTGATGGCAAAACCAGCAAGCAGACAAGAACTAGTTGATTATTCTTTGCGACAATTAGGAGCTCCAGTATTAGAGATCAATATAGATGATGATCAATTAGATGATTTAGTGGATGATGCGCTTCAATATTTTCAAGAGCGCCATTTTGATGGTATTGAAAGAATGTACCTAAAATATAAACTTACTGAAGATGATATTAATAGAGGAACTGCTCAAGTTGGTGGAACTAATACTGTAGGTATTGTAACAACATCTGGAATTACTACCAATGTTAGTGGTATGTCAACTGTAACAAATAACTTTTTTGAAAATTCTAATTTTATTCAAGTTCCAGATTCGGTTATTGGAATTGAAAAAGTTTTTAGATTTGATAGTAGTACACTATCAGATGGAATGTTTAATATTAAATATCAGTTATTTTTGAATGATGTGTATCAGTTTAATTCAATTGAACTTCTTCAATATTCAATGGTCAAAACATATTTGGAAGACATCGAGTTTTTATTGAGCACCGATAAACAAATTAGATTTAATAAAAGACAAAATAGATTGTATTTAGATATTGATTGGAAATCTCAGGAAAAAGATACTTTTTTAATTATTGATTGTCATAGAATTTTGGATCCCGACACATTTACGAATGTTTATAATGATAGTTTTTTGAAAAAATATTTAACTGCTCTTATTAAAAAACAGTGGGGACAAAATTTGTTAAAGTTTAGAGGTGCAAAGCTCCCTGGTGGATTAGAACTTAATGGAAGAGAATTATATGATGATGCTCTGAGAGAACTGGATGATATAAAACAGAGAATGTCTTCTGAATATGAACTTCCACCTCTTGATTTTATTGGATAAAATATTATGGTATTAAATTCTTATTTTTTACAAGGTAGTCCAGGTGAGCAAACACTCATGCAGGACTTGGTGAATGAGCACATAAAAATTCATGGCATAGAGGTATTTTATTTACCTAGAAAAATATTTAAAACGGATGATATTATTAAAGAAATTCAATCATCAAAATTTGATGATAGTTTTTTAATTGAGGCATATATTAATAATGTTGATGGATATGCACCAGATAGTGATATAATGACCAAGTTTGGTTTGAGATTGAAGAATGAAGTAAATCTTACCATATCTAGAGAAAGATTTGAAGACTTCATCTCTCCATTTTTGGAGGGTATTTCTTCGGGTATCAGAGAAAACCAAATTACTGGATTTACTTTTGGTGATTTGATTACTAGACCAAAAGAAGGTGATCTAATTTATTTTCCTTTAGGTGAAAGATTATTTGAAATTAAAAGAGTTGAGCATGAGAAACCATTTTATCAATTAGGAAAACTTTATACCTACGATTTAAGTTGTGAATTGTTTGAATATGAAAATGAATTTATTGATACTAGCATTGCCGAAGTTGATAATCAACTAAAAGATGAAGGTTACATTACAACTATTGATCTTGTTGGAGTTGCTCAAACTGCAACTGCAACTGTTGGGGTGTCCAGTGGTCGTGTTACTGAAATATTCTTGAATAATGATGGATCTGGATTTACATCTGCACCAACGATTACTTTTTCGAATGCACCAGAAGGTGGACATAATGCATCTGCGGTTGCAATCACAACTCAAAGAGCTAATGTTACCTCAATTTTCAGACTTGAAATGACAAATGCTGGTGCTGGATATACGCAAGCACCAACTATTTCAATTTCTGGTGGTGGTGGATCTGGTGCAGCAGCAACATGTTCCATCTCTACCACATTCGGAGTTCAGCAAGTTGTGGTTGGTGCTGCCGGAACTGGATATTCAGCAGCACCAATCGTCACCGTTGCTGCTCCTCCATCTGGCATCAATACTGCTGTTCTTAATCCAATATTTACATCTTCAATTGGTGCTGGAATTAATACCGTAAGAATACTGAATTCTGGCATTGGTTACACATCCGGTCCAATAAGTCTTGAATTCTCTGGACCAACTTCTGGTATTGGAACTTTCTATTATAATGAAACTGTCACCGGACAAAGTTCTGGAGTTACTGCTGTTGTTAAAGATTTTAATTCTGGTGTACGTGTATCTGCTGCAGGAACTGTAACAGTTATTGGAGAGAGCAAACTAAGAGTATCACTCAATACAGGTAAGTTCTTTGAGGGCGAAACTATTGTTGGTGGTTCATCTACTGCTACATATATTGTGAAGACTCATGATCTTGATAGTCATGATCAACCATCAGACTCCAATGAGGAAATCGAATTGGAAGCAGATTCACTATTAGATTTTAGTGAAAGTAATCCCTTCGGAGAGTATTAATGTTAGGAACTTATTATTATCACGAAATAATACGAAAGACAATTATTTCTTTCGGAACTCTGTTTAATAACATTAATATTAAGCACAAAAAATCTGATGGAACAATTCTTGATGATATTAAAGTTGGTCTGGCATATGGACCACAACAGAAATACTTGGCAAAAATTCAAGAGCAGGCAGAGTTATCAAAAGCAGTTGCCATTACTCTGCCAAGAATGTCTTTTGAAATGACAAACATTCAGTATGATCCTACAAGAAAGTCTGGTATAACCCAAACTTTTAAAGCAAGTGATGGAACAAATTTGAAGAAAGTTTTTATGCCTGTTCCTTATAATATTGGATTTGAGTTAAGTATTTTTAGTAAATTAAATGATGATGCCTTACAAATTATTGAACAAATACTTCCATTTTTCCAACCATCATTTAATCTGACAGTTGATTTGGTAAGTTCAATTGGAGAAAAAAGAGACATACCCATAGTTTTAGAAAATATTTCTTTCCAAGATGATTATGAAGGATCCTTTGAAACCAGAAGGGCACTGATATACACTTTAAATTTTACTGCAAAAACTTATCTGTTTGGTCCAGTTGCAGATACCACTGATGGACTTATTAAAAAAGTCACCGTTGATCAACATTCCGGAACAAACACTCAAACTGCAAAAAGAGAAGTTAGATATACAGTTACTCCAGATCCAATTACTGCCGGACCTGAGGATAATTTTGGATTTAATGAAACAACTACATTTTTTAATGATTCTAAAGAATCAAGTCCTACAAGGCAAATAGATATATAATATTATGAAAAATAATTACGATGATTTAGATAAAGCACTGAATGTTGAGAGTAGCATCGTTGAAGTTGATGAGACTCCAAAGTCTCTTGATGTCACTCCACCAAAGTCATCTTCGAAACCAGAAGATGTAAAAAAAGACTATGATTATACACGAGCAAACTTATATTCGCTAATTGAAAAAGGTCAAGAAACTTTAAATGGTATAATGGAACTTGCCAGTGAAGGCGGAAGTCCTAGAGCATATGAAGTTGCAGGACAACTTATTAAATCAGTTGCCGATACAACTGATAAATTGATGGACCTTCAGAAAAAAGTGAAAGAAGTAGATGAAGAGTCGCCAAGTAAAACTAATAATGTTACAAACAATGCCGTATTTATTGGGTCTACTTCGGATTTATCAAAAATGTTAAAAAAAGGATTTTTAGATAATAATTCTGAAAAATAATATAGAAATTAAATTATGACTGATAGTGTATATCTTGGCAACCCCAATTTAAAAAAAGCAAATACTCCAATCGAATTCAGTGAAGAACAAATCATTGAATTTATGAGATGTAAAGAAGATCCTGTATATTTTGCAAATAACCATATAAAAATTATCTCCTTGGATGAAGGATTGACTCAATTTCATCCATATCATTTTCAAGAAAAATTAATCAATAATTTCCATAGTAACAGATTTAATATCTGTAAAATGCCCAGACAAACTGGTAAATCAACCACTGTCATTTCATATCTTCTCCATTATCTCATTTTTAATGATAGTGTTAATATTGGAATTCTTGCAAACAAAGCAGCAACTGCTAGAGAACTATTAGCAAGACTTGCAACAGCATATGAAAATCTCCCAAAATGGATGCAACAAGGTGTGCTGGTTTGGAACAAAGGTAATATTGAATTAGAAAACGGAAGTAAAATTTTAGCAGCATCAACGTCTGCAAGTGCAGTTCGTGGTATGTCTTTCAACGTTCTGTTCCTGGATGAATTTGCATTCGTTCCAAATCATGTTGCGGACTCATTCTTTGCATCTGTTTATCCTACTATTACTTCTGGTAAAAATACGAAAGTAATTATCGTATCCACACCACATGGTATGAATCATTTCTATCGTATGTGGCATGATGCAGAAAGAGAAAAAAATGAGTATATTCCAACAGATGTTCACTGGTCCGAAGTTCCTGGTAGAGATGCTGCATGGAAAGACACCACTATTGCAAATACCTCTGAACAGCAGTTCAAGGTAGAATTTGAATGCGAATTTTTAGGATCTGTCAATACACTCATCAATCCATCAAAACTAAGAAATCTTGTATATGAAGATCCGATAAAAAGAAATGCAGGTCTTGACATTTATGATAACCCAGAGAAAGATCATAACTACATCATGACCGTTGATGTGGCAAGAGGGTTGGGAAATGATTATTCTGCCTTTATTGTTTTTGATACAACAGAGTTTCCATATAAAGTAGTTGCCAAATATAGGAACAATGAAATAAAACCCATGTTATTTCCAAATATTATTCTTGACGTTGCCAAAGCATACAATCAAGCATACTTGATGATAGAAGTTAATGATATTGGAGATCAAGTTGCAAGTATTCTTCAGTACGATTTAGAGTATCAGAATATTCTTATGGCATCGATGAGAGGAAGAAATGGTCAAATTGTTGGTCAGGGTTTTTCTGGCAAAAAAACTCAACTTGGTGTAAGAATGACTGCTGCAGTCAAAAAGTTAGGATGTTCCAATCTCAAAACACTTTTGGAAGATGATAAATTAATCACTGTTGACTATGAAATAATTTCAGAATTAACTACATTTTCTCAAAGACATAACTCTTTTGAGGCAGAGGAGGGATGTAATGATGACCTTGCTATGTGCTTGGTTATTTTCTCTTGGTTAGTGCAACAAGATTATTTTAAAGAAATGACCGACCAGGATGTCAGAAAGAGATTATATGAAGATCAGAAAAATCAAATTGAACAGGACATGGCACCATTTGGATTCATATCAGATGGGTTTGAAGATGGAGCAAGTTTTGTAGATACTAATGGTGATCGTTGGCACACTGATGAATATGGTGATAGGTCATATATGTGGGATTATATGTAATGGATTTTGATGACCAGTTAGAACTTGAACATCTTCTTTTCTACGAAAGAAAATGTAGAGTCTGTGGTCTAAAGAAAGATTTGATGGATGGATTTTATTTAACAAGAAAAGGTAGAGGAACTTTACCATCAGCATATTCTTATGAATGTAAAGAGTGTACTAAAAATAGAATATTGAAAACAAGAAAAAATAAAAGACCAAAGAGTGTTTGGGAATATCCAGATTGGTAATGTTCATGTATTGTTTCCCCAATGAAAATACCCTTTTTAATAAATATTTCTAGAATAAACTTGGACTGAGAGAGGAACTTAAGATGCCGCTAAATTTAGCATCTCCCGGTATTGTCGTAAGAGAAGTAGACCTTACTCAAGGAAGAATTGACGCTTCATCTAATAAGACAGGCGGAATTGTTGGTGCTTTCGCACAAGGACCAGTAGAATTACCGACTCTTGTTGGAAACGAAAATGATCTGCTGTTAAACTTTGGTCAACCCTATGGTTCTGATAAGCAATATGAAACCTGGATGGTTGCCTCATCATTCCTGGCTTATGGTGGATCATTAAGAGTAGTAAGGGCAGATGACGACGATCTGAAGAATGCCGTAGATAGTAACAATAGTTCTACTAGCATTAAAATTAAAAGTACAGAGCACTATGAAGAATTAGGATATGACGAAAATGTTGTTCCTAATGTAATTGTAACTAGTAAGAATCCTGGTTCTTGGGCAAATGGAATCAGAGTTGGTATTCTTGATTGCAAGGCAGATCAAATTTTAGAACTTGCATCAAGCGGAATCGCAACAGTAGGATTGGGTGTAACTCAAGTCATCAGTAGTGTTCTTCCTGGCGTTGGTGCAGGAACAACTCTTGACGGAGTTCTGAAAGGAATTATTACTGAAGTTGAAGGAGCACAAACATCTATTAAGGTTGTCTCTCATGTTTCTGCAGCAGGAACAGAGACTGCTGTTGATTATCAACAAAATGGAGTTTACAGATTTACTGCAGACTCCAATGTTACAATTATGAATAATAACAACACCGTCGTGGGTGGTTCTGTTGGAACTGGACACACGAGTGTAAATGCAGTGGCAGACTGGTTCGATCAACAAACTCTTGCAACTTCAACAAGTGCCGTTGGTGTTGGAACTAGTGTTGCAACAATTAAGTGGAACGTCCTTGCTGATAGACCAGGAACTTCTGATTTTGCTTCTGCAAGAGGAGCAAGATTCGACGAACTTCACATTGTAGTTCTTGATGGTGATGGAAAGATTACCGGAAATGCTGGAACAGTTCTTGAGAAGCACTTATCCCTCTCCAAAGCGAAAGACGCAGAATTTTCTGCAGGTTCTCCATCTTACTGGAGAAAGTATCTCAAAAACAATTCTGGTTACATTTTTGGTGGTGGTGCTCCAACTGGGTTAACAACCACTGGATTCAGTGCAGCATTTACCGAACAAGGAGATACTGGTTGGGACCAGAATGCTAAAGGAATTATCTTTGGTGCATCTGGAAAGCAAGATTTAAGTTTAGTAAGTGGTAAAGATTATAACGGATCTGCTGGAATTGGCACAGTTGATAGTCTCAAAGCAACTGTTACTAAAATTTCAACCGGATATCAGTTGTTCCAAAATAATGATGCTTTTGCGGTTGATTTCCTATTAATGGGATCAGGTAATCATACTAAAACCGAAGCACAAAATCTTGCTCAACAAGTCATTGCAGTTGCTGATACTAGAAAGGATGCAATCGCATTTATTTCTCCTTACAGAGGTGCATTCCTTAGCGACTCTGCCGCAGGTTCAGTAACCGTTAATAGTGATACGGACATCACCGACAATCTCTTAAGTTACTATTCACCATTAACGTCATCGTCTTTCGCAGTATTTGATAGTGGATACAAATACATGTATGACAGATTTGCCGATACGTTCCGGTATGTTCCTTTGAATGGTGATATTGCAGGAACATGCGTTAGAACAGACATTAACGGATTCCCATGGTTCTCACCAGCAGGAACTTCAAGAGGAGCAATCCTGAATGCAGTTAAACTAACATACAATCCATCTAAAGCACAAAGAGATGTTCTGTATTCCAACAGAATTAATCCAGTTATTTTCCAAGCAGGTTCTGGAATTGTTCTCTTTGGTGATAAAACAGCACTTGCTAAAGCCTCTGCATTCGACAGAATTAACGTTCGTCGTCTGTTTATCTTCATTGAGAATGCTATTGAAGCAGCAGCAAGAGATCAACTCTTCGAATTCAACGATGAAATCACGAGAACTAATTTCGTAAATATTGTTGAACCATTCCTCCGCGATGTTCAATCCAAGAGAGGAATTACTGATTATGTCGTTGTTTGTGATGAGACTAATAACACTGCTTCTATTATAGATAATAATGAGTTTGTTGCTGACATCTATGTCAAACCAGCACGTTCTATCAACTTCATCGGTCTAACCTTTGTTGCAACCAGAACAGGTGTTGCATTTGAAGAAATTATTGGTTCTGTTTAATTCTACTTAATAAAAAACGAGGTTTAAAGAAAAATGCCTAGTCGCCAACAACAAAATACCACGCCGCTAAGAACAATTAGTGATTTTAAAAGTAGATTATCCGGTGGTGGTGCAAGACCCAATCTATTCGAAGTTGAATTAGCATTCCCTGATGCTGTTGCAATTGAAAATGATGTTTTACAGAAAGCAAGATTTCTTGTAAAAGCAGCTGCTCTTCCGGCATCCACTATTGCTCCAATTGACGTTCCGTTCAGAGGTCGTATTTTAAAAATCGCCGGAGACAGAACATTTGAAACTTGGACTATCACAGTCATCAATGACACTGATTTCGTTCTTCGCTCTGCTTTTGAAAAATGGATGAATACCATCAACAAAATGTCTGATGGAACTGGTGTCGTAGATCCTGAAGCATATCAGAAAGATGCTACGGTCAAGCAACTTGATCGTGATGGATCTGTTCTCAGATCTTATAAGTTCTGGGATATTTTCCCAACTAATATTTCTACGATTGATGTAAGTTATGAAACGACTGATACCATTGAAGAATTCACAGTAGAAATGCAAGTTCAGTGGTGGGAAGCATACAGAGGAACTTCTCAAGCAGCTGGTGGTGAAGATATCAGGTAAAGATATCGGCTAAATAGTCAAAACAGAGTAAAATTATTATAATATGGCCAGACTTTTTGGATTTTCTATTGGGGACAAAGAAAAAAAATCTGCTTCCATAGTTTCCCCCGTTCCTCCTAATAATGAGGACGGGGTTGATAACTTTGTTGCAAGCAGTTTTTATGGTTCCTACGTAGATATTGAAGGTGCTTACAGAACCGAATCTGAGTTAATAAAAAGATATCGAGAAATGGCATTACATCCGGAAGCGGATGGTGCCATTGAAGATGTAATTAATGAAGCAATCGTGAGTGATTTGTATGACTCACCGATTGAAATTGAACTTACAAATTTGAATGCTAGTGATAAATTAAAAAAAGCAATCAGAGAAGAGTTTAAGTCAATTAAAGAAATAATGGACTTTGATTCAAAGTCCCATGAAATTTTTAGGAATTGGTATGTTGATGGAAGACTTTATTACTTAAAAGTAATTGATGTCAAAAAACCAGAGGAAGGAATTAAAGATTTAAGATATATTGATCCAATGAAAATGAAGTATGTTCGTCAGGAGAAAAAACCTGATAAGAACACTACCATAACTCTACAATCAAATAGAGATGGAGATGCTTCAAAAGCATTATCACCAGAAATTGAAGAATATTTTGTATATACTCCAAGACCAAACTATCCATCCAATGCCATGACTGGTGGCGGTGGTGCTAAAGGAGTCAAGATTGCAAAAGATTCTGTTACTTATGTCACCTCAGGACTCGTAGATCGTAACAAAGGAACTGTTCTTTCTTATCTTCACAAAGCAATCAAGGCACTCAATCAACTTAGGATGATTGAAGATTCTCTGGTCATTTACAGATTATCCAGAGCACCAGAACGTCGCATTTTTTACATTGATGTTGGCAATCTTCCTAAAGTAAAAGCAGAGCAATACCTCAAAGAGGTCATGTCTCGCTACAGAAATAAACTGGTCTATGATGCAAACACGGGCGAAATCCGTGATGATCGTAAGTTCATGTCCATGATGGAAGACTTCTGGTTGCCTCGTAGAGAAGGTGGTCGCGGAACTGAGATTACTACTTTACCTGGTGGACAGAATCTGGGAGAACTCTCAGACATCGAATATTTCCAGAAAAAACTCTACAGAGCACTTGGTGTTCCTGAATCTAGAATTGCTGCCGATGGTGGATTTAATCTTGGTCGTTCCTCTGAAATTTTGCGTGATGAACTTAAGTTCTCTAAGTTTGTTGGTCGTTTAAGAAAGCGTTTTGCGAACATGTTCAGTGATATGCTCAGAACTCAATTGATTCTGAAAAATATTATCACTCCAGAAGATTGGGAAATGATGAAGGATCATATTCAATATGATTTCCTTTATGACAATCAATTTGCAGAGTTAAAAGAAACTGAAATGATGAATGAGCGTCTAGGAACGCTCGCAACTATTGAACCTTACATCGGAAAATTTTATTCAAATGAATATGTTCGTAAAAAAATTCTTCGCCAAACTGATGCAGAAATTATTGAAATTGATGAGCAAATTGAACAGGAAATTAAGGATGGAATTATTCCTGATCCAAATGCAGTTGACCCCATCACGGGAGAACCTCTGCCCGCAGAAGGTGAGGATATGGGACTGATGGGTAATGTTCCTGTTGATGAAGATCCAGATGATGCTGCAGGCAAATTAACTGATGCAGAAATGCAAAAGGATACTAAAAAGGCCGAGATATAAATAAATGAATAGGACTTATATTAATTTTTATGGAAGAACTTGTAGATTTGATTGCTGTTGATTCGTCAGCAGCAGAAGTTAGTGACAAAATTAAAGACATTTTGTTTGCAAAGGCAACTGAAAGGATTGATAGTTTCAAACCAGAAGTTGCAACTTCTATGTTCAGTGAAGTAGAACCTGAAGACCAATCATCACCTGAGGATCAAGAATAATGGCACATAAACCGGTAGGAAGTGGAGTATCTTTTGCTGCTGCCACGGCATCGGCATCATCAGGTATTATGACTCATTTTACCGATACTGTTAGAGTACATGTAGTCGGCGGAGATGCACATATAGCAGTTGGAATTGATCCCACTGCCGCAAATTCTGATTACTATGTTCCATCTGGTGGAACAGAAACACTGAGTATCGGTAGACCAAAGTCGCAAAAAGTAGTTGGTGTCACAACAGGAACAACTACCACGATTGATTTCCCTGCAGGAAGCGGAAGTCCATTTGAAGTTGGAGATAAGGTTCAACTGACTGGAATTGTTCCTGCTGGTGCCAATGGCGGAACTTCGGGAATAGGACTGACAGTTCTTTCAGTTCTTAATGGATCTTTTAGTCATAATTCTAACGGAGATCCTGGATTTTTCAGCACAAGACTTACTCTTGCTCACAATACAACAAGTGTAGGACCAATCACTGATGGTGAAGGTGAACTAAGAGATGTTTTCCAAGTGGCAGCAAAAGGAACTGCCTCAGCATTGTATGTCCAACAAGTTCAAATTACTGGGGTAGCATGATGAAATTAATCACGGAAGAAATTTCTAGTGTAAAATTTGTCACTGAAGGCAAAGGATCCAATAAAAAAATGTATATTGAAGGAACCTTCCTTCAAGGTGAGATCAAGAATCGCAATGGAAGAATGTATCCTGTTTCAACTCTTGCAAAAGAAGTTGGAAGATATAACGAATCATTCGTCAATAAAGGACGTGCTCTTGGTGAACTTGGACATCCTGATGGTCCCACTGTAAATCTTGATCGTGTTTCCCATAAAATTGTTTCTCTTACTCAAGAAGGAAACAATTTTAGAGGTAAGGCACAACTTCTTGATACGCCAATGGGTAAGATTGCAAAGTCACTTCTTGATGAAGGTGTGATGCTTGGAGTTTCTTCTCGTGGAATTGGTTCCATTAAAGAAGATAATAATGGTGTAAAAGTTGTAGGTGAAGATTTCATGCTAGCAACTGCTGCTGACATCGTTGCTGATCCCTCTGCCCCTGATGCTTTTGTCTCGGGAATTATGGAAGGAAAAGAATGGGTATGGGAAGGTGGAATTCTTCGTGAGCAACTCGCAGAAAACACTAAAAAAAGAATCAACACCCTAGTTGATCAAAAAACTCTTGAGGAACATAAACTCCAGTTATGGAACAATTTCCTCTCAAATCTTTAAATTATAAATAAATATAGATTAATACAATCATGTCTAATCAAATGTCCGTTGGTAGCAATTTACAAGAAATGGAAAACGTAGTAACTAAAAACGCTGCGCCTGGAGAACCAATGCAGAAGTTAACCACAGGTGGTACTCCTGCTACTTATGAGGATCTCGGCGGGCCCACCCCAGAAAACTCCAGACCAGATGACGATTCTAACAAACTCGCCACTCCTGGTGCATCTCTCAAACAAGTTAGAGATGTTGTAAATAAAGGAGCTAAACCTGCGGATGCCATGAAAGGCATGAAGGAAGAGGAAGAATCTGAGATCGATGACGATCAAGAGATTGTTTCTGAAGAAGAAGCAACTGAAGAAGAAGTAGTTTCTGAAGAGGAAACCGCTGAAGAAGAAGTTGTTGCTGAAACCACTGAAGAATCAGGAGAAGAGGTTGTTGAGGAAGAAGTGATTGATGTTGAAGAAGACATCAATGCCCTTATTTCCGGCGAAGAACTCTCCGAAGAATTCCAAGAAAAGGCACGAACAATTTTTGAAGCAGCAATTAGAACTAAGATTGCTGAAATTAAAGAAGAGATGAAGTCTGAATACGAACAGGCTCTCGTCGAAGAAGTTGCTGCTGTTAAGGCAGAACTTTCTGAGCGCACTGACGCTTACCTTGAGTATGTTGCTGACGAGTGGATGTCTGAAAATCAACTCGCAGTTGAGCACGGTCTTAAGACCGAAATGACCGAATCATTCCTTTCTGGAATGAGAGGACTTTTTGAAGATCATTATGTAACTATCCCTGAAGAAAAATATGATGTAATTCATAGTATGGTAGAAAAACTTGATGAAATGGAAGATAAACTCAATGAGCAAATCAACAAGAACGTTGCTTTAAATAAAAGATTATCAGAATCGGTTGCCGATGTAATCCTTGCGGATGTGTCAGAGGGTCTTGCTCTCTCCCAAAAGGAAAAACTCGCTTCTCTTGCTGAAAATGTTGAGTTTGAAAGTGAATCTAACTATCGTGAAAAACTGGAAACACTGAGAGATTCTTATTTCTCCAATAACTCCAGCGCACAAAGAAACCATTCAGAATCTATTTCTGAAGGTGCAGAAGGCGGAAGTCAACCAGAAGTATCTGGTTTGATGGAGTCATATCTTCAGACTCTGAATAGAGTTTCGAAAAAGTGAGTTTTTAAATTATTAACAACAAACAAAACAAGAAAATTTAAGAGGTAAAATTCAAATGCAAATGTTCAATTCCGAACAACTGCAGGAGAAGTGGGCACCAATTCTTAACCATGATGGTCTTGGAGAAATCAAAGATCCTCATAAGAGAATGGTAACCTCCGTTCTTCTGGAGAACCAAGAAAAAATTCTTAGAGAGGAGCAAGAGTTCCTTTCTGAAACGCCAACCAACGCCACTTCTGGTGGCACTGGAGCGATTACTAATTTTGATCCCGTTCTGATCTCCCTGATTAGACGTGCAATGCCTAACCTGGTCGCTTATGACCTCGCAGGCGTTCAACCGATGAATGGTCCTACTGGACTGATCTTCGCAATGCGCTCCCGCTACGCTTCTCAGAGTGGCGAAGAGGCATTCTACAACGAAGCAGACTCTGCATTCTCTGGTCAAAGTAATGGTTTCGACCGCACTGCCGGAATGGTTCAGGCTGCTGTTGGTTTAGGTACTACCAACCAGCAAGGAACTAACCCTGGTGCTCTTGACGGCACTTTCCCTGCCACTGCTGATGCTACCACCTATAACGTAGGTCAGGGCATGAGCACTGCTAATGCAGAAGACCTGGGTGATGGTGGCGGACAATTCAACGAGATGGCTTTCTCGATTGAGAAAATCACCGTTACTGCCAAGTCACGCGCTCTGAAAGCTGAGTATTCACTCGAACTTGCTCAGGACCTGAAAGCAATCCATGGTCTGAATGCTGAAGCGGAACTCGCCAACATCCTCTCTACTGAGATTCTGGCAGAGATTAACCGCGAAGTCATCAGAACCATCTATAACGTTGCTGTTCCTGGTGCTCAGGCAAATGTTGCAACCGGTGGTACTTTCGACCTCGACGTTGACAGCAATGGTCGTTGGTCTGTTGAGAAGTTTAAGGGTCTCATCTTCCAGATTGAGAGAGACGCTAACGCCATCGCCCAGCAAACTCGTAGAGGGAAGGGTAATATGATCCTCTGCTCTGCTGATGTTGCTTCTGCACTCACCATGGCAGGTGTTCTTGATTACACCCCTGCGCTCAACGCCAATCTTCAGGTTGACGATGCTGGCAATACCTTTGCTGGTGTTCTTCAAGGTAAGTATCGTGTATACATCGATCCTTATGCTGCTAACGTTGCTGCTAATCAGTACTACGTTGTTGGTTACAAGGGTTCTTCGCCTTACGATGCAGGTCTCTTCTACTGCCCCTACGTTCCTCTTCAGATGGTTCGTGCAGTTGGCGAGAACACCTTCCAGCCCAAAATCGGATTTAAGACTCGCTACGGCATCGTCGCTAATCCCTTTGCTCGTGGTGCTTCTCTGGACAACCCCGGTGTTATTGCTCGTAACTCTAACCGCTACTATCGTCGCGTTAAAGTCAGCAACCTCATGTGATCCATCGGACACATATTTTCAAAGGACCCTTCGGGGTCCTTTTTTTGTCTAAATACAGATAAAAGCATTCCTGAGATGAAATCGACACCAAGAGAGCATAAAGAAGCACTGGATCGTCATGCTAAACTTATACAACATTTAATTGATGAGGGTTATGCAGAAGATGAAGAATCTGCAAACAGCATAATTATGGGTATGAGTGAGCAATGGTATTCTTTAATTATTGATTAATGAAAAATTTTAATAAATTTATTTCAGAAGCAACTGCAAAAAAGTGCCCTCCGGGGCAATACTACTGCTATACTGACAAAAAATGTAAAAAAATTCCCAAAGGATATCGTGTTGGAGTCCGTGGATACTTAGCAAAAGATAATGAAAGTGACAACAATGACGGAGATTCTAACAAAAATGGGAATGGTGGGAATGGTAATGGAAATGGTGGCAGTGGCAATGGCGGCAACGGTAATGGTGGTGGCGGCAATGGCGGTGGTAACGGCGGCGGAGGCGGTAATGGAGGATAATAATGGCGACAGCATTTGACAATCAAATTCAAAACAGGAATTTTCTATCTCCTGTTGGATTTAAATTTACACTGGCAAAAGAACCCAAAGTATCTTTCTTCTGCAATTCAGCAAGTATACCCGAAATAACACTGGGAAATGCTGTACAACCAACATATCTCAAGGATATTGATATTCCTGGAGAAAAATTAACTTATGGAGATTTTTCTTTAAGATTTTTAGTTGATGAGAATCTTGAGAATTATATGAAGATGCACAATTGGTTGACTGGATTAGGATTTCCAGAAACTACTCAGCAGTTTAAAACTTTAACAACTGATGATGTTACTGGTGAAGGAGCACTCGATCAACAATTTAGTGATGCAAGTCTTCATATTTTGAATAGTAATTTTAGAGATGTTGCTATTGTAAAGTTCAGAGACTTGTTTCCAGTTTCTCTTTCATCTTTGGAATTCGATGCATCAGAAGCAGATGTTCAATATTTCACAGCAGATGTTACATTCAAATATACAATTTATGATATACTAGGAGCGGACGGAAGAACACCTCTCTAACCATCTGATTTTTTTATTATGGATCTAGACAAAATTCAATCAATGTGGGAAAGTGATTCTACCATTGATCCGGACAATCTTCATGACGAAAGTTTGAGGATTCCACAATTACATTGCAAATATTACACCATCTATAATACAATTACTTTGTTAAGGGAAAGAACAAGAAACTCTTACAACAAAGTAAAGTTGGAAAGATACAATTACTACACAGGAAAAGCACCTGCTGAAGTATATGCCGAAGAACCATTTCCATACAAAGTAAGAGAAAAAGATGCGATTCAGAGATACATTGAAGCGGATGATAAGTTGACCAAGTTAGATCTTAAAATTAGATACTATGATACAACTCTTAAATTTTTAGAAGAGATTATCAAGACAATTTCCAATAGAACTTTTCAAATTAAAAACGCAATTGAGTGGCATAAATTCCAATCTGGATTTAATTAAACATTGCTAAATATTTGATATTGATCTAAATGAATGTCACATTTGATTATATCAAAGAAGAATGAAGTCTATCTTCATGTTGACTCTGAAATTCATATTCATTATGAATTAGCAGATCAATTTACTTTTGAAGTGCCCGGAGCACAGTTTTCTCCATCTTACAAAAAAAGATATTGGGATGGAAAAATTCGTTTATTTAATATACAAACTAAAGAAATATACATTGGTTTACTAGACAGAATCGTTCAGTTCTGTAAGGATCATGGATATACATACGAATTTAAAGACAACAAATATTACGGATTGCCATTTGAAGTTAATGATGGTATATCGAAAGAAGGCGTCAAAGATTATGTAACTGCAATATCAAGACATAAACCTAGAGATTATCAAATCGAAGGCGTATACGACGCTTTAAGACATAATCGTAAGTTGCTGATATCTCCAACTGCTTCTGGAAAGTCTTTGATGATATATTCTCTTGTAAGATACTACGTTGAAAAGCAACAAAATATTCTGATAGTTGTTCCGACGACTTCGCTAGTAGAGCAGATGTATAAAGACTTTGAAGATTATGGGTGGAATGTAGGTTCATACTGTCACAAAGTCTACGCCGGAAAAGAAAGAGAAACAGATTCTCAAGTGATTATAACAACTTGGCAGTCTATCTATAAACTTCCAACTCAATACTTTTCTAGGTTTAATGTCGTAATCGGAGACGAGGCACATCAGTTTAAATCCAAGTCATTAATATCTATAATGACAAAACTTGCAAATGCCAAATATCGATTTGGATTTACTGGCACGCTAGACGGCACGCAAACTCATAAGTGGGTATTAGAAGGATTATTTGGTCCTTCTTATAAAATTATAAAAACAGATGAATTGATGAGTAAAGGTCATCTGGCAAAGTTAGACATTAATGTGATTCTACTGAAGCACTTACCGAATAGATTTGATACTTATGAGGATGAAGTAAAATACATTATAAGTCATGATCGTAGAAATAAGTTTATCAAAAATCTAGCACTTGACTTAAAAGGAAATACCTTGATTCTTTTCGCGAGAGTTGAGGGTCATGGTCAACCATTATATGAATTAATAAATAATAGTAACCAAATTGAAAATCGTCAGGTCTTCTTTATACACGGTGGTGTAGACACCGAAGATAGAGAAAAGGTTAGAGAAATTACTGAGAAAGAAAACAATGCGATCATTGTAGCATCTTATGGAACTTTCTCCACAGGAATTAACATTAAAAACCTTCATAACGTCATTTTTGCTTCACCTTCTAAGTCAAGAATTAGAAATCTACAATCAATAGGAAGAGTTCTCAGAAAAGGGGACAAAAAAACAAAAGCAACTCTATATGATATTGCTGATGATATCAGTTACAAGTCAAGAAAAAATTACACACTAAATCATTTAATTGAAAGAATTAAAATTTATAACGAAGAAAATTTTAATTATGATATTGTAAACGTACCGCTAAAAAACTAATGGGTGAAGAATTCTATTCAATAATAAAATTAGTATCAGGGGAAGAAATATTTTCCCTAGTTTCTATAGACGAAAATGATGGAGATACAAATCTCATTCTACAAAATCCTATCATTATGAAAATGATACAACACCGTGGTGGAATGCATGTAAAAATAAAACCATGGATCGATTTATCGGATGATGATATTTTTATTATAAAATCTGATAAAGTTATTACGATGTCTGAAAGTAGAGATGAAAGACTAATAGAAATCTATACAAACTTTATTGAAGATACTGATGAAGATATTAATTTTTCTGATACTAATGAATGCTACACAAGACCCTCTACGGATATGGGATATGTATCTTCAGTCAAAGAGGCAAGAAAAGAGTTAGAAAATATATTCAACAAAGAAATTCAAGAGAATCAATCCTCTGATTAATAGCTGGCTATATCTCATCTTTAACGGGGACAAACCTAGTCTACATAGAAATAAGAAACTTGTCAAGCCCCTAAAGTGTGCTATAATGTTTACATATCAATAAGGACTTAAATGTCAATGTTATGCCAAAAAAGAAAACCGAACATTATGTAAATAACAAAGAGTTGCTAGAAGCAATGATTGTGTATCGAGCAAAAGTTGCTGTTGCACGAGAAAAATTTGTTAAGAAGTACGATAAAGAACCACCTAAATCTGGTGCATGGGAAGGTAAACCTAGAATCCCAAATTATCTTGGTGAGTGTTTTTTGAAGATCGCAACTCATCTTTCATACAAACCAAACTTTGTCAACTACATGTTTCGTGAGGACATGATCTCTGATGGTATTGAAAATTGCGTTCAATACATTCATAATTTTAATCCAGAGAAATCTCAAAATCCTTTTGCATATTTCACTCAAATTATTCACTATGCTTTCTTGAGAAGAATTCAAAAGGAGAAAAAACAATTAGAAATTAAAACAAAAATTATTGAACGCACCGGATTTGATGAAGTCATGGTAATTGACAGTAATGAACTTTCTGGTAATAATGCAGAATATAATTCAATCAAAGACAACATTCAATATCGTAACCGATGAAACTGACAAAAGAACTTGCCACTTTGCTGGAAAAACTTGGATGGGAGGATGGTGATGAAATTTCTGTTGAAATGGCAGGAACTCAAATCTCGGGTATTGATGTAGGTGAAAACTATAATAAAAAATGGCAATCACCAATCGGCACTCGTAAAATTAATAAAGATGCATTTATTGTAATTAAAAATCAAAGTCGTAGAGATTTGACGAAATCACAACCAAATCCAGATCTTAAGGCACATCACGCAGAATGAAGATAGCAATTATTACTGATACTCATTATGGTGCTAGGAAAGGTTCCAAGCATCTTCATGAGTATTTTGAGAAGTTCTATGATGATGTTTTCTTTCCCACTCTAGAAGCAGAGGGAATTGATACTGTCATTCATATGGGCGATGCCTTTGATAGTCGCAAGTCTATTGACTATCAGAGTTTGGAGTGGGCAAAGAGAGTTGTATTTGAAAAACTCAAGAAGTATAAAGTTCACATGATTATTGGTAATCATGATTGCTACTATAAGAATACTAATGACGTAAACTCGCCAGCACTCTTACTTCAGACTTATAAGAATATTAAAACCTATAGTGAAATTTCTGAAATTACTATAGATAAACTCAATATATTGCTTATACCATGGATTAACTCTGAAAACTTTGAGGAAAGTGCCAAAACTATCAAAAGTTCCAAGTCTGTATGTGCAATGGGTCATCTTGAATTGAATGGATTCAGAGCACATCGTGGTCATGTCATGGAGGATGGCATGGATTGTAATCTGTTTGATAAATTCGATAAAGTATTTTCCGGACACTATCATACACGAAGTGACAATGGAAAAATCTTCTATCTAGGCAATCCTTATGAGATGTTCTGGAACGATGTAAATGATACTAGAGGATTTCATATCTTTGATACGGAAACCCTCACCCATACTCCAGTCAACAACCCTTATAAATTATTTTATAATATTTACTATGAAGATACTAATTATAAACTCTTCAATGTAAGTGAATATGAAAATAAAATTGTAAAAGTTATTGTCCGTAAAAAATCAAAACCAAAAGATTTTGAAAAATTTATCGACAAACTTTATTCAATCGGAGTTCAAGATCTCAAAATCATTGAAAATTTTGACATTCAGGAAAATGAAGATTTTGAAATAGGAGATGAAGAAAACACACTATCAATTTTGAATCGATATATCGATGAATCCGAAACTCAATACGACAAGAACATCATCAAAAATATTTTTCAAGACCTTTACAAACAAGCTTGCGAAGTAGAATAAATGTATCTCCTTACTCTTAAAGAAAGCAAAGATGAAGGTGCCTATGCTGTAAAAGATAAGTATGGCGAAAAGGTTTTATTTTTGTTTGAGGAAGAGGATGATGCAATTCGCTATGCTATGATGTTAGAAGATCAAGAAGATCAAATTATGGATGTTGTTGAAGTTGATGATGAACTTGCCATAAAAACATGTAAAATTCATAGTTACAAATACACTGTGATTACCCCTGATGACATTGTGATTCCCCCTAAACATGATAACCTTCAAGACGATTAAATATAAAAACTTTTTAAGTGCAGGTAATACCTGGACTGAAATTGATTTTCAAAAACATACTACCAATTTGATTATCGGAACAAATGGTGCAGGAAAGTCCACTATGTTGGATGCACTGACGTTTGTGTTGTTTAATAAACCATTTCGAAAAATTAATAAACCTCAATTGGCAAACACAACAAACGAGAGAGATTGTTTGGTAGAGATTGAGTTTTCTGTCAATAGTCGTGACTACTTGGTTCGTCGTGGAATAAAACCAAATGTATTTGATATTGAAGTTAATGGCAATCCTCTTCATAAAGAAGCAGATGATCGTGCTAATCAACGTATTTTGGAAGAAAGTATTCTTAAGGTAAATTATAAATCATTCACTCAAATTGTAATTTTGGGTAGTAGCACCTTCGTGCCCTTTATGCAATTAACGACTGCTAATCGTAGAGAGGTCATTGAAGATCTATTAGACATTCGTATCTTTTCGGCAATGAATAACTTGATTAAAGAAAAGATTAGAGTTATGAGAGACCAATCAAAATCTTTGGATCTTAAAAAAGAAAATATTAAAGATAAAATTGTGATGCAAGAAAGTTTTATCAGTGAACTTGAAGAGAGAGGAAATGTCAATATAAACGCCAACAAGGAAAAAATTATCAGTCTTGATGCAGAAATTGTTTCTTATATGGAAGAGAATTCCTCTCTTGAAAAGAGTATCTTGGGATATAGTGAGGATCAAAAATCTGTTACTGGTGCAGGAGACAAATTAGTAAAACTCAATAATCTTCGTGGAAAAATATCTCAAAAGGTAGGTACTATTACCAAAGAACATAAGTTTTTCACAGAAAATACGGTCTGCCCTACCTGTCAACAGGATATAGAAGAAGAGTTTCGTGTAAATAGAATTAGTGACGCTCAAAATAAAGCAAAGGAACTCAAGAAGGGTTATGAAGACCTGGAAGAGACTATAAAGTTGGAACAAGAACGAGAGCGTCAATTTAATTTACTTTCAAAGGAGATTACTAAACTCAATAATGGCATTTCTCAAAACAATACTCGAATCTCTGGATGTAACAGACAGATCAGAGATTTGGAATCGGAGGTTCAGAGACTTACCGAGCAAGTTGCAAACAGAAATACTGAACATGAAAAGTTAGCAGAGTTTAAAGTAACCCTCCAAGACACAATTGAAAATCTTTCCGACAAACGGATGGAAATGTCTAATTATGATTTTGCATATTCACTTCTTAAAGATGATGGTGTAAAGACGAAGATTATTAAAAAATATCTTCCTTTCATTAATCAACAAGTGAATCGTTATTTGCAGATGATGGATTTTTATATTAACTTTAATCTGGACGGTGAATTCAGTGAAACAATAAAATCTCCAATTCATGAAGATTTTTCCTATGCATCTTTTAGTGAAGGTGAAAAAATGAGAATTGACTTGGCACTCCTCTTCACCTGGAGGGAAGTTGCAAGAGTTAAAAATTCTGTTAATACCAATCTCTTAATTATGGATGAAGTTTTTGATTCATCTCTTGATGGATTTGGAACTGAAGAGTTTCTTAAAATTATCAGATATGTCATCAAGGGTGCTAATATTTTTGTGATTTCTCACAAATCTGATTTGCATGATAAATTTGACAATGTTATAAAGTTTGATAAGGTAAAAGGTTTCTCACGAATGGTGTCATGAGTAATTGGAGAGAAGAATATAAAAGTTACACTAGTAACAAGAAAGAACTTGATCTGCTAGAAAACGGACCAAAGAGTCTGGCACAGTCATGGCATATGCAAGCCATGTATAATAAGTGGAAGAACATCAAGGGAATCAAGGATCCAGAACCACCAAATTGTCAATCTTCACTAAAGGAGTTTTTTCGTGACAACCCCTAACTGGCAACACCACTCCAAGAAGGAGCAGAAACGAACTCTCAAACCTCAAGCAATGAGAGCAAGGAGAGAGGCACTCAGACAGTTCAAGAAG